GGGCTGAACCATTAGACGATACAACTTCCATACGGCAAAAGTATTTTCCGCTTCCGTAACCGATAGCCGTTAAATCTCCAACTGTAAATGCTTGGCGTGTAACATTAACAACATCACCAACCACGCCAAAAGTCCAGCGGTCAGGTCCATAAGCATTTGCGGCAATAGATGAAAAAGAAGTCCCACGCTGCCAAATTGAAAAATCTGAGTTCAGGATTTTATTGCCTGACGGCTTTGTATTCCAGCGCAAGCCTGTTGAAGTGGAACTATCTGCTACGAGTGTCTCGCCGTTGTTGCCGACTGCTAAGCGCGCTGGTGTGTCGTTTGCACTTGCCGCAACAATGTCACCTTTTGCGTCAACAATTGAATTTTGGATTGCGTTTGCGTCGTCAGTTGTGACCCATGTGAAGTCCATGTCGGTATTGCTTGTTTTTGATAAAACTTGACCTGTTGTTCCACCTTTTAATTCTGCCAGTGAGGTGTCAACGGCTTGTCCAAATGTTTCAAAATCGGCGGGCAGGTCGGTGACCAAATCCGTCGACGTTGGCATTTGCCAGTTGAAATTCGTGGTTGGGTTTGCCATGTCTTCTCCTTCTTAGGTGATAATTGTTGCACGTGCCCAGTCAAGTGTCGGCGACACGCTTGACCACGTGAAAGTGTTTGCAATTTCGCGCCATTCAAGCGCCTGCAATGAATAGGCAACGGGCGAAAGATTTACCGAAACCGAAAGGGTGTTATAGCCCGCACGGAACGTCCAGCCTTCGACGAAGCCCTGGAAGATTGACCCCATGTTGCTAGGTAGGTCGTTGACCGCAATAGGCATTCCCATGAATAGTTCGATCAATGCGTCGCGGTCAGCGTCGTCGACTTCAGGGTTTGTCAGGTCATAGGTAATTTCGCGGAAGATCGGCTGCGGGTCTTTACGCAGTGCCAAATAAAAGTTTGCCTGGGCAGTCGCGTCGGCTGCATTGTGAAGGGTCGTTGTAATGATTTGGGAAAGTGTGCCGTAAGTATTGATTGAAATTGCGTCGCTAGCAGATTGTTCGGCGCTGCTGGTTGCGCCGTATTTGATCGTCAAATTGTTGCGAACGTCGCCTGCACGGGTTTCGGTACGCAAGCCCGCCGCGCGTGCCTGGTTTGCCGTTATTTGGACGTATCCGTTTGCCTGCAAATATAGGCTACGGTGTAATGCGCTGGCATATGAAATCCGCCCGTAGCCGTCCTCATAAATGTATCCAAGACCCGACGTTGCCAGGGCTGAAACCAATGAATAAACGTCGGTTCGACTACTTGAACGCGCTGCCAGTTCGTAATCGCCTGGGCGGTCGATTGTGCCCAAACCTACGTTTTCAGCCGTTGACCAGGTTGTTGTTGGATCGTATGTTGCCCAACTCAATGCCGCTGGAACTTCAGCCCAAGTATTAAGCAAAAGGTCTGACAGAATTGTCCAAATTTGATCGCCGTCAAAATCCTTTGAAAGCACGCCATTGGTCAAGGCTTTTGGCAAGCGTGCCAATGCACCCAATGCGGTGATCGAATAAGTCTGCGTGAACATGGTCGTGCCCACGTCGCGCACTTCCAACGCAATGTCAACCACGCTGCCGCCGAATAGTGGCACGTATGTGTTTGTGGTGTCTTTGATCTGAATTGAAATTGTCGAATTGATTGCAACGGGAATAGTTGTTTGGTCAAGGTCGATCAATTGAATGTTTGTATAACCCGCCTGCGCCTGTTCATAAATGTTTGTTCGACCGCTTTGAATAGTTAAGTTTGCCAAAATTGCATTGGTGTATTCAATGCCGTCAATTTCGACTTTCCAAACGGGTGACCACTGCGTCATGCTGTTACGAAGGCGGTTGCGCCGCCCGTCCCGCGGTAGAATGAATTGTTTAAGGTTTCAACGATTGTGCGCGCGGTGCCTTCTTTGTCCAAAGCGCCCGAAACATTCAGATTAATTGTTGTACCTGATGAAGCGGATTCAGCCGCACGAAATGAACCAGCATTGAAACTTGATGAAACGACTTTTGACGCAGCAGCCGAAGTCGACGCGGCAACCTTTGAAGCAGTTGCCACGCCCGTGCCGCTTGACTTAGTTGATGTCCCACCCGTTGTTGTAAAACTTGTACCCCCGGGCATTGTTCCACTAAAACCTGACCCGCCTGACGTTGCTGGGGTAGCACCAATTTTTGGAATGAGTGAAACATCTTTTCCAAACTGTATTGCGTTGTAACCCTTGATAATCAGGTTAATACCGTCAATGGCAAAATTTATCAAAGGCTTTATTGCACCCAATACTTTTGCAATGATTGCCAAAACCAATTCCGCAATGTCACCAACAACGGTCACCGCTGCACCAATTGCTTTTCCGATCAATGGTGCAACAAATTTGATAACGTCCCAAAACGCCATGAAATTTTCTTTGTTGTCAACAATGACTTTTTTCAATTTTTCAAAAAGTACTTGCCAGGCTTCCAGCACTGGGGTCGCAATGTCTTTGATAACTTTTGCAACCTGTGTGATTACATTGCCAAAACCGTCGCCTTTTGTCAGGCTGAACGCGCTTGAAAATGCGTTGATTGCTGGCAATGCGTTTTGGTTGATGAATTGCAATAATTTGTCAAGGATTGGAAGCAATGCAACACCGACGGTTTCTTTTGCTTCGTCGAAGGCGACCTGAACGCGTGCGATTTGACCCGCGTAGGTGTCAGCATTTCGCGCTGCTGCACCACCAAACAAGTCCGTCAGGCGACCTTGCACCTGTGTGAAACTCATTGTTTTTAATTCGGCAGCCGATAAACCAATGCCTAGTTTGCCCAACGACGCAGTGTTGCCGTCATAAGCCTTGCCCAATGCGTTTGCTACTGCTTCGACAGGCTTACCCGTCGCCGCACTAATGTCTAACGCGGTTGCAAGTAAATCTTGGGCTTTTGTAATGTCGCCCGTCGATCTAACCAGGCGACCCAATGCTGGACGCAATTCGTCGTCAGCAACACCCGTGGCAAGTGACATTTGGAGAATTGAATCTTCGGTTGCTTTGATTTGTGCTTGGGTTGCACCCGTTGCGTTTTCCAACGCCAACGCCAATTGTGTTTGTGCCTTTTCGTCTGCAATGGCAGCCTTAACGCCTTCGATACCAATTGCGATTGCGGCAGCACCAGCAGCGGCAGCAGCAGCGGCAAACGCCTTGCCAATTTTTGCACCAGCCTTGCCAATTTTGTCGCCAAATGAATCAACGTCGCCGCTTGCAGTTTTTAGCGATTTGTTTAAGTTGTCAACGTCTCCAAGAATGGAAAGTTTAAGGGTACGACTGCCCGCCATTAGTCATACTCCTTCACAATTTTGGAAAATGCTTCTTCCCATTTTTTGATGATTTCAGGTTGTGCGCTGCGTAGGGTTGGATAGATAAACCAACCGCGTGACCCTCGACCTTCACGACCTGACCAGACTGGAAATTGTTTCCAGCGGTTTGAACCAAATTCTGCGCCGCCCCATAATTGTTGCGTTGTACCGCCGCCGCTTAATTTTTGTGCAGCAAAACCAAATGAAATTTCGCCAATTTTTGATGACTTTGAAACTTTTGAACCCGCTGCAACACGGTCGTCTAATCTGTTATTTGTTCGACCAGCAGCGTCAACAATTTTGCCGCGAACGTACGCAGCCAATTCCGAAGTGGTTTGTTTTGCTTGCTTCGTCGCTTCTTCGTCCATTGCTTTGAAAGATTTGAGAATGGCGCGCAATTCCGCTTTGTCATAGGAAATCGATTCCTTAGCCATTCGCCCGCCCTTCCAAAATTTCAATGACCGTCAAAATGTCTTCGGCACTTTCAAACTCATTTGGTGATAACCCCGTTGCCAGGGCTATCTCCCAAACGATTCGACTTAGGCTTCCGACTGGGTAACTTTTGGGTTTGCTTCACCGACGATCACTTCGGAAATGGTTTCCGTCCATGCTTCGATTGGCTTGACTGGTTTCCCAGCGGCTTCCCGTTTCATGGCGTGATAGGCAAGGAATACTAAATCGGAAATTCCGATCTTCTCCTGCGCCTGGGCAATAGTGTGACCCGTTTGCTTCTCCCACTTCACCCATTCAGGCGGTGCCGCCGTGTAGGTGATTTGGTCGCCGTTATTGTATTCAATTGTTATTGGTAGTTTCATTTTTCTCCCGATTGTTGGTGACTAGAAAGTCTCTGAAGGTGTTCCCACCACAACAAATGATAGGTCAACGGTCTGCGCGTCAGGTGCTGCCCCGCCGACGCTTGGGAATACTGGCATTACGTTGAACGCAAACACCGCACCAGTTGCCGCAGTCAATGAAACTGCAAGTGTTGTATTTGGTGCAGTCTCGCATGCAGTCCATAGTGCTTCGCACAATGATGAAGCCGCACCCCAGTCTGCAAGCATTGAAATGTCAAATGTCCACTGGTCGTCAATGTGCTTGTAAGCCTTGCCGTCAAGTGTCTGGTAAGTCTCTACCGTTGGTGAATTTGCAAGTGTTGCGCTGGTCGCCTGCGCGTCGTAGTTAACGGTTGCAATGGTCACGACTAAATCGCGACCAGTTATGATTGTCGTTGGCATTTTGTCCCCTATGTTGTTTGTGTGTAGTACGTCGAAACGTTTATGTCTGCCACCAGCATTGGACTTTGACCTACTTCCAAGACTGTCGGCTTTTCAACAACGCCAACAACGTATCCCGCGGGCATTGCCGCGAGAATTCCTATGATTAGTTTTTCTAGGTTATCTAATGAACCTGCATTGCTATTTGAAGCAACGATTGCGGTAATTGCAAAATTGATTTTGACTTTAGTCGAAGCCTTACCAATAAGCACGACTTCCATATAAGGCGAATCGGGTACGACCACGATCGCAGGTGGAATCGGTGCTTCGGGAACGCTTGGGTATATGTTTGCAGCAAGCGAACTGAAGGCGTTTGCTAAGGCTGCACGGGTTTCGGATACGGCGTTGGCTGGCACTTATTGAACGACCGTTTCAACGTCTAAGAATGGCATGAGTAAGGTCGACACGCGGTTTGTCAGGCTTCGACCCATACGGTACGGCGTTGAAGCAAAATCTACGCCTTCGATCTGTCCGCCTGCGGCAACGCGTGATTGGAATACCTCAACGCTGACCGCCAAAATTGCGGATTCAATTGGCGCGCTGGTTGCATATAAATCTGCTGCTGAATAACCCTGAAGTGTTGCCGTGCCTGTTGGAATGATTTCGCGCAATGTGACATTTGATGAAGTCAATGCAGCGGTGAACGAATAAGGCGTGGCGGTAACAACGGTGTGCGTTGCGGTGAACGGTGCTGGCAGACCAGCCACAATGACCGATTGACCAGCAACAAAATGGTGATTGCGTTGCGTATAAAAATAGGCAACGTTTGATTCAAGTTTATATGACTCAATTGCTGAAGTGTTTGCAACCAGCATGGGCAAAATGACGGCTTCACTAGTGTTGATTATTTCGTCCAAATAACTGTCACTATATAAGGAAACGGACACGCCAAGCACCGTGCGCAATTGACTTGCAGTAACAATGGCTGGCATGTCCGTTCCTTTCGATCTGCTGCGGCGAGATCGGGAGAACCCGCCGCATGATTAGTTTGTTTCGGTTATGACTTGTTTACGCCGAACGCGCCTGCCGCAATTTTCGTCGCCACTGCACCGAATGAATAAACACCGACTGTGATTGAACCGTCAGCGGTTGACTCTGCGCGAAGTTGATATGAAGTTCCCTCGTACCATGTGTACGCGTCTGGGTTAATAATCATGATCGAATCATCTGTGTCTGTTGTCGCTGCAGTGTTTGCAGTAACGTATAGATCAAGACCAGCAACGCGACCGCGCAAACTGCCAGGTGTTGCAAGTCCTGGTTGGTTGCTTGGTTGTGTAACTTCGTTATAGATCGGACGACCTGCGTCGTTCAATGACATTAGGTTTGACCACTGTGAAGTGTTAACCAAAATGTTGCGTGCAAATGGATTTGCAAGACCTGCGGTTGCAGCGTAAACGCTTGCTGAACCACGTGCTACAACACCAAGCAATTCTGCTGCTGTTGGGTATGTTGCAATTCCTGTTGCGTCAGCGGTTGCGCCTGCAACCAATTGCGCGTTTGCGTAAGCGTCTTGCGCCTTCGCCATGGCTGCAACCATATTTCTGAGAAGTTCATCATAAAATAATGGCGAAGTTCTGGTAAGCAACTCAATGGAGAATTTTTGCTGCCCCGCAAATTTTTTAACGTCCACGCTTAAAAACGCAGAATTTTGGTCTGTATCTGAAAAAATTGCATCTTCGGCAGCAATTGCAACCGTTGGCATTGCAGTAATCTTAGGAATTTCAAAAGTCATTCCAGCGTCAGGCAATGTACCGCGAGAGATTGCGTCAATGCTTGGGCGGATTGTTGTGCCTAGTCCGTTGATTACTTCAGCCAATTGACGCGTAGGAACAAGTCCTGCGTTGTCTGTTGTATTGTCTGCTGCAAGAACGTATTGGCGTGCAGTTTCATCACCTGTTGCAGCAAGAACCTTATTCTCAAGGTACTTCGCAGCAGTGATTTCAATGCGTGGTGTTGCTTTCCAACCACCAACTGCGTTTGCAGTTGCGGTGATTGACTGGGCGGCTTCAACCGTTTCGGCGGTTGCAGCGTCTTTGACGGTGTCTTCCACTTCGTCTTCTCCTTCTGTTGGTTTTGGTGCTTCAGGTTCGATTGTCGAATCTGAAATTTCTTCTTCCGTTGCGGCTACTGACTCAACGCGTGCAGATCGAATTGCGGGTTCGCTGGTTAGTGCAACGCCTGTCAATTCACCCATAAGAATGCGAACCGTGCCGTCTTTAAGTGTTTCGTATTCATCAAATGAAACTTCAACGCTAAATCCGTCACGCAAACCTTCTTGCGCTTCGATTAATGCGTCATTGCCTGCGGTTGTCTCAGCGATTTTGAAAGTCGCGTCAATTCCCTTATCACTTGATTCAATTGAAAGTGTTTTACCAATTCGGCGCGTACGATCGTGTTCAAGGTTAAGCAAAACCGCAGTCGGTTCGATTGAACCAGCAGCGAATTGAACTTTGCCAATTGACGCGTTACCAGTTTCTTCGAACGTCACAATGCGCCCGGAGATTGTGCGACTGTTTGAATCTGCCGCCGTGATTTGCATTGGTGTTATGACTTTTTTCATAGCAGCATGTCTTCTTCCTCGCGTATTTCCTCGATCGACATTGCGCCGATACGATTTAAGATTTCATAAACCTGCGCGCGTTCGTAAGGGTTACCGCGCAAGAAATCGTCAAGGTCAAATGAAACGCGATTGCCTGCTGGTGTGAAATCCGCAAAACTCAACCTTTGTTCAATGATCGACATGAAATTTCTAAATGCAAAATCGACCAGGTCACGCCTTTTGTCTAAGGCGTTTGAATAAGTAAAACTGGACTGTTGCGAATCGGTAAAGTATGCAGGCAAACCGCACGCACGTGAAAGTTCAAGTGCAACGTAATTGCGTGCTTCATTCAATTGCAAATTCTTTGGGTCATATCCCAGTGTTTCAAGTGTTACGTCAGCATTCAAAAACGCCGTCGATTTGTTTGCGCGTGCCGTGCGCCATGCACTAAGTAATTTTGAAACGCGGTCGGCTGGCAATGATGTGCCATTTGATTTCAAAACCATTTGCGGAATTGGTTCGACTGCAAAATTCATTGCAGCGCGTTCAAGTGCAGCAGCCGCCTTTATTGTACGACCTGCACGACTTAATAAACCTTCTTGCGTACCCTGGAAAACAACTAGATTTGCAGGGTCAACGTAAGCACCATCGATTTGGTACGAAACAATTTCGTATCCCATGCCGTTAGTTTGAATTGTTACGCGTTCAGGTGCAACGCGTTCCATTGCGCGAATTTTTCCTGTATCTGCATACCTGTCCATAACATATGCATACGCCGAAGGAAAGAAAAACAAATCTGAAATAATCCATGACCAAAACGTTGCACCTGGAATTCTTGGGTCGGGCTGATTGATGACGCGTGGTTGTGAAACCTTTTCACCAGTTGCTTCGTTGCGTGTGTGCATTGGAAGCGACGCAATTGTTTGAATGATTCCCAACGCGCGTGCGCATGTTGGCACACTCATTGCTTCAGCACGCGAAGCCGTTATCACGCCGCCGAATAAGAATAAATTCCCAACTTCGGAATAGTACGGCGCGATAGCGGCAGCGTCCACGTTGGCGGCTTCGACTGGAACGGCAGCGTCAACCTTCGGCGTGAATAGATCGAAAAATCCCATGCCCGAATTGTTGCAGGCTTATACGTTCAACCCACCATGATGTCAAGATCATTCTCTGGGCGTGTCGCAAAATGTGTCACCAGCGCGGTTGCCACTGCACCGCAAACAACTGCCTGACTTGCCCGCCTGCCAATGACCCAGCCGCCGTCACCGCGTCGTAATTGAACCGCTGAAAGCATTTCTTCCGTCAATTGGGATTGCCCACGGTGTTTCAAGCGCCCTGAATTGATTGCACTTAACATTTCGTCGCACGCCTGCGGATAAAAGCCGTCCATATCGAAAACGGGAATGCCAGCAGGTGCAAGGCGGGCGGCAACGGCTGCGCTGGTTTTTCTGCTATACAAAACGTATTCGGTTGAGTACCTGCGGGCATAATCTGCCAGGTCATTGGCAATTGCTTTGTCGTCCAATTGCAATTCGTTTGACCAGGTGTGAAGTAATTTCACAACGAAGGTTTCGTCGCCTAGTTTTTGCGCGCCGACCAAACTTGCGTGTTTTCTGTCAGGTGATAGATCAATCGCAAGCCAGGTCAATTTTTCAGGGTCAAGGTCTGAAGTTTTGTCTACACAATTGCCCCAACTGGCAGCGTCCACGGCTGACGAAATGGCAACAACCCAGCGGCACAACACTTCAGTCATGACAACGTCGGCAGGGTCGTTCAAAACCGATTTGATATTGTCAGGGTGAATGGTTATCCCCATTGCTGGGTTGGAATAACGGGCGTTTTCCACACTGATTTCGTCGGTCGGTGCTGACCATTCAAAATAACCGATTTCGTCATCTGCCCCAGCAATACGTGCAAGCGCGCGGTTTCTAAAATCATTCAGCACAACACTTGAATGGTCACCTGCGTTTGTGTACGCCATGACCAGGGGATTGCTTGCCGCCATAAGGGTATAACGCAGGGACGCAAAACTTTCAATGTCGGTCATTTCGCGTAATTCGTCCAGGTGAATGGTCGAAGGTCGGGAAACACCGCGTGCAGCCGAACCACCCGCACGCACAATGAACCGATTGCCCGTAAGGGTTTCGATTTCTTCACCGCCATGTTGCCAGCGGATTTTCTTGACCTGTTTTCTCAGGTCGTCGTTGCCGTCAATAATTTGAACCATTGCCCTGAATTGTTCTAGTGATGTTGACAGGCGGTGCGCCGAACCAATCTGCAATTGTTCGTCCCAAAGGAATAAACCGCCCAAAATCCTGATTTGCTGCAAAAATGACTTTCCATTTTGGCGTGCGACCACAATGCAATTGATCGGTGAAGCCCAGCGACCGTCAGGCTTAATTTTGTGGGTATTTATCAAGGCAAATTTTTGCCAATCCATTAAATCAATCTTCAGGCTGCTGGCTAAATCGATCAATTCGCCCCCCCGTGAAGGTAGGTCGTTCAGCGGCGTGTGAATTCTAGGCGTGGAAATGCCCGTCAAAACGGGCTTGTCGCAGGTCGAATCAGTAGACCTATTCAGGTCATTTGGAATCGTCTCAGTCATGTTCGTGGCTTATAGAGGCGTTTGAAGGCTTATTTGACCCATTTGAGTCCGTTCGGGGGGAAACAAATCCTGGAAGGGTCAGGGGTGTTGCGTGCGTATTAAAAAACCGCCCCCCCTTCGATAAATTGCAACTTTTGCACAATGTTTGCAGGTTGTCTTCAACGTCGGCATTACCTTCACCAAATGCATGTCTTGGAATGATGTGATCGACGTGATTGGCTTCAGCCCCACACAACTGGCATGAATACCCGTCGCGGTGCAGTATCTTCAAACGTAGTTTGCGCCATGTATGCGTTGAACCATTGTCTTTAAGTGCGCTTGCCATTAGTACCAGTTCCTTTCCTGGTGGAATGCCCACGCGTTGCATGGCGTTTGATAACGTTTTGTTATGTATTTCAATGAAGCGTCGATCTGTCTGAATGGGTCAAGTGTGCCGTAATGCTTTGACCGCATTTGACCAAGTCCCCAATGCGACCCGTTACGGGCAGTGTATGACCACCGACTTTCCTTTGTCACGATTCTGTTGAAACATTGAAATTCTTTGTAATCAAGAATCCTAGAATGTGCATATAACTTTAAATGATCTATTGAATAGTTTGCTGATTGTGCTACTGGAATGCTTGTTATTGAAAGCACTGCCGTTATGGCATAAACCTTGCCCATTAGATCGATTCGCCCTCGCGCGCTATCCGCCTCAGCGGCGCGCTTCAAGCGATTAGATCGTACCGTGCCTGTCAAGTAATTGAATAACTTACGCATAGCGTTGGGCGTGTCCCACAAGTTTTTTGCACCTGTGCATAACTTCTGTGGATAACTTTTAACGTGTAATAACTTCAATTGAATCCCACCCTTCACGCTTGATGTGCAATTTTGCCATTTGCATGCGCTGATGATGATCGACGACAACTTTGCGCGGTGCTGGAAATTCCCGTTGTTTTTGGACTTCCAAGCATGTTTCAAGCCGTGTATCGAACACGACCAATTTAGTTTCAATGCCTAAACGTTCCGCCAAATTTAGCCACAATTTACGGTGTGTTTGAATAGTGTGAGTACCGTCAGCAATGATGTGTTTGCCTTCTTCGGCTGCTTTGACCGCTTTGAACCTTTGCAATTGCATAAATGCTGCAATGTCCAATTCACGGTTTATTCGCACCGCTTCGGTGTTGTAAATGTGTTCAAACCCTGTTTTATTGTTTCGCACCCAAGTTGATTTTCCCGCCCCTGGTGCACCCATAAGTACGACAATCATTGATGACCCCAACCGTCGCCTTTGAAGGAAATGCCAAAAGTTGAGTAGACCCGACTCATGTTTTGCCCGCAACATATTGGGTTTCGTTCCTCATGGATTGACTTATCCACCTCAACACGGATTTTGCACAATGTGCATTCAAACTCATAGATTGGCACTGGAATCCCCTATCTGTGCAACCCCCATGATTTCGCACTTCGTGCATTGAATTACTTCCACACCTTCGGGCAGGTTGTCCGTTATTTTGTGAATTAGTTGAACTGTCACCTTCTTGCATTTGCGGCATTCAAATTGCACTTTGTCCATAATTGGATTTCCTCAAATTCTCGATCGGCTGAAGATTGATTTGCGTAACCCACCAATTTGGTTGCTTGGAATGGCGATATTTCGGACGTTGTGCCATTGCAATAGGTATCCAACCCGCTATGAAGTAGTGCGGTGCTTGACCAGTGACCAGCACGGCAATGTCATTAGGTCGATCATATTCATGGACGATCAATTGCCCCGCAACGTACTTAGTCCAACGCACTTCAATTGCATTGCCAACGTCAGCCGTGCCTTTGAACTTTTGCTGATATGGGTCAAACGGAAGATCGAAGTATTTTGCAACAACCCATTCACTACCGATTGCTTCAGCCGTTTCAACCAGGTATTCATAGGTCGAAAGGTCTTTTTGGTATCGCTGGGGGTTGGACATTGTTTTGCCTGTATCGGTTTCCCATTTGATCGCCGATAGCATGCAGACCATTTGTTCAGCGTGCGTCAATGTCATTTTCACCGACAACCACCGCACAACCAGGCAAGTTTTTCGCCTGCCTGCCCAATTTTGTAACCAAACGCGTCGATTTTGACGACCAGCGCGCACCCGTCGCATTGTGCGACTTTGTATTCGGCTATAACTTCACCATTGTGCATGAGTTTTGCGGTCATGCTTTGTGGGTAAATTATTTCGACGTAATCACTCATACCTGGGGCTTCCATTTTCCGTCGCTTGCAAGCACGTACCAATTTGGCGCGCATTGAGTTGCTTTCGTGCGTTCAGTGCAAAAATAGCCGCCCCAATTCTTCGGTGCGCCTTCATGGGCTTGCTTCCAAATGCGGTGACCATGACTGCACTGCGGTGCTTCGGCTACCAATTGACCACCCAATTGTTTTGCGATTTCGTCCATTGATGAACCCAATGAAGGAATACCTGATTGTTCGGCTTCGCCCGCGGTTTTGTAACTAGGCACGTCGCCGAACTTCTTTGTCCAGGGGTCGTAATCGTCAGCCGTGGATTTGGCAAGGGTTGTGCTAATCGTTTCGACCTTTTCCATGTCTTGACGGGTTGGACGCTTATCCGTACCCAGCAATAGACCAATGGCGCGCCCAATGCTGGACGTGACCGTGTCTTCGCAAAAGAATTTTTTCATTTGGACGTTGTAGGTTGCCACGTTGCCGAATGCGTAATCGATCGCTGAAGGCTTTTCGTCTTCGTACTCTTTGAAGATTTGGGTCTGAACAAGAATGAAACCTTTTTCAGCATTGAATTCGACAATGTGGTTTTCAATTCGACCAGTTGGGTGCGTTTCCCAAAAACGTTTGATTCGTGCAGCAACGTCTTCGTAATTGTCCAGGAAGCCCGCCATTAGTTGACCGCCTTATTCGCCATGTGGCGAACCATTGCCTTACGGCGTGCCATGCCTTCGCGCTTGCCTTCTTTGAAGCCTTTTGCGTATCCCGCAGCGGCTGAAGTGACCATAAGAATGACGACAAGCACCAAACGACCCAACGTTTGCGGGTCTAATAGATCAAGTACCATTTTGAATTCTCCCGATTCTAGGCGGTAACTGCTACCACCTGAGATCAGGGTGACGCATGATTGGCGCGCCGTCAAGAACCTTGCGTGTTTGTCGGCGTGTCTCCAGGCTTGGGCTTGGATTTGAGTCCGTTGCCAGCAAGTACGCCGCCCAATGAACCAGTCAAGAAAATTGCCAGGGTTTTTAATAGATCGATAAAGGCTGCGTCGTTGGGTGCTTGCGCGCTGACTGGTTGCGTGACGAAAATTAGGGCATAAGTAATGCCGACGGTGACAATTAGAAAAACCGCTGCAAGGGTTGAACCAATTATCAAAATCAGTTGCGCATGAATTTCTTCAGGGCTTTTGCGGAGGGCTGGTTTGTTGCGATTCAATTCCAAGTAGGTCGTCAGTGCATGTTCCAGTCGGGAGACATTGCGGTTTTTGGCAATGCGCTTTCCCCCAGTTGTCGAATTCTTGGCATTCATAACGTGTCCACCCCTGATACCCGCAAGCGGACTGGGTTAGTGCAAGTGCCCAAACCAACCCAGCCGCTGCGAATCTGCGGTTCACTTCCCCGTAGAACCGAAGGCTTTGTCGTTTGGATTCAACCAGCGCAAAACAACTGGTGCGACTGCTGCCGCGCCTGCCATTGCAAGGGTCTTAGGGTCAGTCACGCCCGCCATGTATAGGGCAAGTGCTGCCGCCATAAATGAACGCGCCCATGACGCGGCTAGGGCTTTTGCTTGTTCCATTTTTTCTCCTTTGTTGGCTTCGCTGCCGACTTTGGCATTTCAATTGCTGGAAATTCTCCCTTATAGGGCACAAACTTTGGAATACCAAAACCGACGATTTCCTTGCCTTCACCGTATGACCGAACCTTAACCATAACCATTCCGCCGTTGCGCTGGTCGCCTGTCCCGCTGGTGTTGCCTTCGATCGTCAAGCATGTTTTCGAATCGATAAGCCCGACCACAATTCCAATGTGTGAAATGCGGTCAACACCGTCGTGCGGGAAATCCATAAATGCCAAATAACCCAATTGCGGCATGTTTGACCAGCGTTGAATTTCTTTAAATTTGTGTGCGCCAACGGCAGTTCCCACGACTGAATGAATCTTGACACCTGCCTGCGCTGCACACCAATTGACAAAACTGCCACACCACGGCAACCCGTCGGCTTTTGTAAACTTGCCATACTTTGTCAGGTTGTCGCCTTCTTCGATTGTGCCGACTTCAGCCGCTGCGACTTCGATCAACCTGGCATTTGTGCCGTCAGGATAGGTCATTCTTCGCTGCTTCTTGTGCGTCGTAGGTTGCCTTAGACATTGAAGTGAAAGAACCGTCACCATTATCAATAACGACTTGTTCAATACCGTCAAAGTTTTCAATTATTTCAATGTTTGTCATCATAACTCCGCACTAAATCCTAGATGTCCAGTTGAATCTGTAAACAAAAATGCAGGTCTATTAGCCGTCAAGCCAGTAAAACTACAATCAACGCGTGTTCCAAATGGTGCGTTCCAACCAATAACGGCGGTCGCAGTTGCAGCAATGTTTGAATCAAATACCTTCAATCCTGAAGTGTCTATTGAAGTTGGTGCAACTCTCATTGGTACGGGATTTTGTACAAAGATTTGCGCTGCCGTGGTTGCGGTTGTGCAACCTGTTCCAAAGTATTGTGTGCTTTGACCACTTGCGCGCCAGTAATAACGCTGACAAGCGGCTAGTTCTCCTTGAATTGTTCCTGTTGCAGTTTGAAAAGCGGTAGCAACTGAACCTGCTTCAACCTGTACGCCAAAAAAATCAAAACTGACATTTGTTGAAGCAGTAGTCTCGCGCAACTCTACGCTTAAATAATTATCTGCACCGATAGTTTTACCTGCTATTGAAGCAAGAGTAATTGTTTTAGTAAAACGCTGCCAAGATGTTGTCAATGTTACGGCTTCAACTGTTGAGGTAACTGTCGCGCTTCCACCTGTACCAAAATACTGCTGGAAATAAACGTCTAGGCTAGTCGTTGCACTTGCTTTAGCCCAAAAAGAAACTGTGACTGCTTGATTTGCTAAGGTTTCAACATTTTCAATTTTTTGCAACATACGGGCTGAACCATTAGACGATACAACTTCCATACGGCAAAAGTATTTTCCGCTTCCGTAACCGATAGCCGTTAAATCTCCAACTGTAAATGCTTGGCGTGTAACATTAACAACATCACCAACCACGCC